TTACTTCATTTATTGGAACTGAATCAGCTGCGCTTTACAAGAACACAAAGAAAAAGGCTCGCAACGTAGTTGCTAACACCGCAGTATGGGGTGGCCTTATGGGCGCAGTAGATGGCTCAAACCGCCCGCTATTCACCGCTTACAACGTGCAAAATGCACCAGGCGCACTTAACCCGGGCGCAGCCGAGGGCAATGTTCAGGGACTTTCCTTGTATGTTGATCCGTATGTGACTGCAACCACTTGGATTGATGACAGCGCATTCATCATTGCACCAGATTGCGTGAGCGTATACGAATCACCTACAACTCGCTTGCAGGTCAATTTGATCGAAACTGGTCAGGTTCGCATTTCCCTATATGGCTACATGGCCATTGCAGTGAAGCAAGCAGACGGCATCCGCCGCTTTAACTTGACCTAGGTCAAAGTTAGTTAGAAGTGTGGGGGATGCGGCCCTGTGTCCCCCACACCCACCCAGATAAGGATTGAAAAATGGCACTGATCACACTCGCTGAACTCAAAGCGGTGTTAGGAATTGGCGACATCTACGCTGATGCCATTGTTCAGGCTTGCGCCGATAGCGCCGAAAACATAATCCTGTCTTATTTAATTTTTGACGATGTGACAATTAAGGCCGTATCACTGACCAGTAATGTGGCTTATTTTTATTGCTATGAAAACACTTTTGTAGCTGGGCAAGTGCTAACAGTTAGCAAGTGCGGCGCACCTTTTGACGGGTCGCGCACAGTAGTTGATAGTTTTAACGGCGCTTACGGTGAACATTATTTCACCGCCGCTATTACCAACGCTGACATAATTCGCCGCGATATTATTCCAACAGGCCGCGCTTTACTAACCAGCCAGGCGGCATTATATGACACAACTCCAGAAGTTAGAGAGGCAGCCCTAGCGGTTGCTTGCGATATCTGGATCACACGCACTGGCACACTTGGCCAGCAAGGTGTGGACTTTCAAAGCCCAGCGCCGTATCGCCTGGGTCGCTCAATGCTAACTCGGGTATCTGGGTTACTAGGCAAGCACTTAGATACTAGAGGCTACCTTGGCTAACCTAGCAACTTATCGCGCCAACCTTGCCACTACTCTTGCTGCTGCCGGGCGGGTAGTTTACGCATGGCCAAACGAAAACATAACGCCACCTGCCATTGTTCTTGTGCCTGGCTCGCCTTATATCACAGTCTCTGCAATTGGCGGCGCTCGCTGCAATGTGCGATTTGACATCACAGTAATCGTTAATGCAGCCGACAATCAGGCGGCACTGGCCAACATCGAAACTCTTATACTTTCTGTGACCGATTTGTTATCAAATAACATTTCATTCCTGAGTGGATGGTCACAGCCAACAGTCCAGCAAATTGGTAACGCCGATATGCTTATCAGCCAACTCAACATCGAGATGGTCACAACCAACTAGAAAGGCAAGCCATGACAGCAACATATATCACTGGTCGGTCGCTGACTCTGAGCATCAACTCGGTGTCATACGCTGATCAAGCATCAACCGTCACACTTGAAATGGAAAACAACCAACAAGTGCTTGAAGTCTTAGCAGGTCGCGCTTACAAAACCGTTGATAAGACAGCCACACTAAATGTGGAACTATACCTAGATGACAGCGCAAGTGCTGGCATCATCTCGGCTCTTTGGGATGCAGCATTATCAGCGCCTGACACTGCACTGACGTTTAGTTTCGATGTGAACGGTGACACTTTTGCCGGGTCCGTCTATCCAGTGTTCCCAACTGTCGGCGGCGCGGCTACTGACGTACTTACAACCTCATTGAGTTTTGTTGTCAATGATGGCGCAGTAACCAGAACATAATCGAGAGAACAGGGCAACCATTATGAGATACGAAGTCACTACAAAACAGGGCAATAACTACATAGTGAGCGATGAGTCCGCTTGGTTGTGGGTTGAGATCGAAAGAGAACTCGGCTACACAGTCAGCCAAGCAGCCGAAAAGATGAGCCAAGGATCGTTGGATGTGATTACTTGCATGTTGTTTAAGGCCGCCAAAGCCGCAGGCAACACTAAGTTACCTAATCAGCAAGCCTGGGTCGTCAATGAGTTTGAGACGTTTGAGGTGGTCGAGGATAGCCCAAAAGAGAGTTAAGGGATGCACTCGTCAGGATCGCAGTATCCAGTGGCATACCTTTGGCGGATCTTATGGACTGGTCGCTCGCAGACATTAATACAGCAATTACGCTGATACGGGAAAGGAATGGACATGGCGGCTGAAAGAGTTACAGTCAAAATTGAGCCTGATTCTCGGGACCTGCGTAATTTGTTCCAAGCCTTTAAACAGATGGATGAGGGCGCAAAGTTAGCGCTTAAGGATGAAGTAACTTCTATCAGTGCCTGGTCAGCATCAGAGTTGCAAAACAGTTACACAATGAATCCATTTCCGGCACAAGCCCAAAAGGTGGCAGCGACAATCAGAGCCAACAAAGACAAGATCCCGAGCGTAACTATTGGCGGCAGCAAAGGCCGATTTAGTGGTGGCGCAGTATCTGGTCAAGTATTGTTTGGATCTGAGTTTGGCGGACCAGCACCTTTTGCTAACGGTGGCCGCCGATTCCCTGAGCGATCAGAGTCACAGGGTCGCGGCAATGTAGGTTATGGCATATTCAAAAAACTTAAAGAGATACAGCCACAACTAAGCGCTCAATGGAAAGATGCAGTCGATCGCCACGTCATAAAGAAATGGGATGCAAATGGCTGACGTAAGGACACTCAAACTCAATTTGCTGGCTGACGTTGATCAGTTTAATAAAGGCATAGGTAATGCAGATGACAGCACCAAATCATTAAGTAGCAACATCAAAAAATACTCCAAAGCAATGGCAAAATCATTTGCAATTGTAGGTGCAGCAGCAGGCGCGCTTGCGGTTACCTTAGCCGTTGATGGTGTTAAGTCAGCCATTGAGGATGAGGCTAGTCAAAAGAGATTAACGGAAGCCTTAAAGAACACAACAGATGCGACTGATGCACAGATCACTGCCACTGAAAAGTACGTTGGTGCAACGCAAATCAGGTATGGCGTGTCTGATGTCAAACTACGCGAATCCTTGCAACTACTGGCAAGGCAGACAGGCGATGTTACATCGGCGCAAAACTTAAACAACTTGGCTTTAGACATATCGGCAGCAACAGGCAAGGATCTTGAGGCCGTATCTCTTACATTAGGCAAGGCTTACAATGGCAACTTTAACGCACTCAAAAAATTAGGCATTCCTTTAGATGAGGCTATTTTAAAATCAGGCGATTTTACTGTTGTGCAGACTGAATTGACTCGCTTATTTGGCGGGGCAGCCACAGCCAACACTGAAACTTATGCAGGCCAATTAGCAATTGTTTCAGAGCGCTTTGGCGAAATGAAAGAATCTATTGGTGTTTCCTTGTTGCCAGTCATGAAAACGTTGCTAGAAAACGTAAATATGATGGCCAAGGCTTTTGGCGGCGATGACCCAGAGGGTTTAAGCGAGCGGGCTAGAGAATTGGCTGGAACTTATGACGGCCAAGGTGCCGGCTCTTACAATCTTGGCTTGGCGTTAAGCAACGTGGCAAATTCTTTTGGAAAAGTTTTCAGTACCATCAACGGCGAGGGGCCTGAAGCAACAACCACAACACAAAACTTTGCTAATGCAATCAATAGTTTGGCTAACGGTATAAATAATATTGCTTCAGCATACTCAACAGCAAAAGAGGCTTTAAGTTATTTAGGGCCAAAAGGTACTTTTGAGAATTTTGGGGGCTTTAAGGGTTTGCCTAATCCGCTTACTGGTAAACCAAAGAGCAACGCAGCAGGCGGCTCACTAATGGGTGGTCAGGCTTACAGAGTTGGCGAGTTTGGCCCTGAGATGTTTGTACCAAGTGGATCGGGATCAATCCGCAAAGATAGTGGCGGCGGCGGCACAACGATCATTATGAATGGCATCATTGACGCTGAATCAGCCAGGCGATCAATTGAAAAACTACTGCAAAACAGCGCCAGGCGTACAGGCCCAATCAACTTAGTCGGCGCGACACTGTGACCACCTACACGCCTTATCCAAAAGTAGTGTTTGCTGGCGCGGTTGAGTATGCAGATAACACGATCAGCAGCATTGGCATAAGCCTTGGCAGGCGTGACATCTACGAGCAGGCACAGCCCGGCATTGCTAGCGTTAGATTGTGGACTGATGCAGACACAGCATTAAACGTCAATCTGTCGGACAGTGTAGAGATCCAGATACAAGACTCAACGGCGGCCTATCAAACAATCTACACAGGCATAATCTCAGACATTGACATAACGTTAGATGCTTATGGATCTGAGGGATCTGTGGCAATCTACAACATCACAGCGGTTG